GGGAATTTTGCGAAAAAATGGCCGGATTTTTGCATTTTTTTGTGATATTATATTAGCGTGGAAACCCGGGCGGAAGATTATGCAGAAGTCCGGGCGGACAACGGGAGCGCAGGGTCTCATACGACTACGCCACACAAGCGGCATAATACTGACCGCGGCGGGAGGCCGGCGCTCTGACAGACGCGACCGGGCGTCTCCGGCGTTCTCCTGGCTGCCGGGGCATCAGTCAGGGGAAGCGGCAGGGCCGTCCTCCTGCGGAAGCCTGCCGGGCGTTTTGGACCGTGGCTTGCGAGTTCGCGCTTTTGTTCTTCATGATCTCCTTTCAACAGAGCAAATCCATCGATCCTTCTTTTTCTGCCAAGTTCCTCGCATAGTACACTCCCCTTTTCTTTGACGGTGGGCCGGTCTTCGGATCGGCCCATTGTCATGCCCTGAGAGCTGAGGCGCTGCAGGGTGATGCCCTGGCAGCGGGAGACGGTGAGGCCGGCGGGATCCCGGAGGAGAATGGGAGACGGGGCCGGAGACGGGAGCAAAGAGCGGACAGAACGACAGAACAGAATAACAGTTAAACCATCAGGACGAAACCGGTCAGAAAGGGGACTTGATGATGGATCTGAGTGAAAATATGGAGGCCGTGGCGGCCGAGCTGGAGCAGACGCTTCTGGACGACCTGGAGGCCAGGGGACTGGTGCAGCCGGTCTACATCCGGAAGGCCAAGGAGTACGTCAATTTCTGGCGGATGAAGGCCGCCCTGGATCTGGACGTGGAAGAGCGCGGCGTCATGGTCTGGGACGAGAAGCGGAAGGCGACGGTCGACAACCCGGCGGTGAGCCGCAGCGTCCAGGTGGCCAACATGATGCAGGCCATCTTCCGGGACCTGGGCTTCCGGGACGTGGCTGTCTCCTCCGCGAAGGCGGCGGACAACGGGGGCGGGTCTGATGACCTCCTCGACTGACAGCCGGACACCCGACAGCCGGACCTGCAAGACGCCGATCCCGCCGGAGGTGGACGAGTACCTCCAGCTGGTGGAGACCGACCGGCCGAAGCGGAGCTGCCAGGAGCAGAAGGCCCTGGCGGCGCTGATCCGGAAGGTCTTCGAGACGGAGGAGCTGGTCTTCGACCGGGATCTCTGCGACAAGTACCTGGCGCTTTCCAAATATCTGCCCTATGCCCTCTTCCCCTGGGAGAGGTTTTTTATTGCCCTGACCCTGTGCCTCTACACCGTGGACGGCCTGCCGCGTTTCCGGACGGCCTTCGCCATGATCGGCAGAGGCGCCGGCAAGGACGGCATGATCGCGTACGGGTCGATGTGCCTGGTCAGTCCGTTCAACCCTGTCAGGTCGTATGACGTGGACATCTGTGCCAACAAAGAGGAACAGGCGACCAGGCCGTTGACCGATCTGGTGGAGATCCTGGACAGACCCGACCAGGCTGCCAAGCTGAAGAAGCACTACTACCACACCAAGGAGATGGTGCAGGGCCGGGTCAACCGGGGCGTGGTCCGGGGCAGGACGTCAAACGCCAAGGGCAACGACGGGATGCGCTCCGGCCTGGTGGTCTTCAACGAGGTCCACCAGTACGAGAACAACGACAACATCAAGGTCTTCGTCTCCGGCCTGGGAAAGACCAAGCACCCGCGGATCTGGATCTTCAGCTCCAACGGCACCGTCAACGACGGACCCCTGGACGACTACCTGGCCCGCTCCCGGCGCATCCTCTTTGACGGCGAGGCGGACCGGGGCTTCCTGCCATTCATATGCTGCCTGTCGAAAAAGGACGAGGTCCACGACCCGGAAAACTGGTACATGGCCAACCCGTCGCTGGCATATCTGCCGGATCTCTTCCAGGAGACCATGGACGAGTACCACGACTGGAAGGAGAACCCCGCCCAGAACGCGGACTTCCTGACCAAGCGGATGGGCCTGCGCTCCGGCTTCTCCGAGGTCAGCGTCACGGACTACGAGAACGTGCTGAAGACCAAGGGAGAGCTGCCGGATCTGACGCGGCTGCCCTGTGTTGTCGGCATCGACTACGCGGAGCTGTCAGACTGGGCCGCGGTGAACCTCCACTTCCGGATCGGCCCGGAGCGCTACGACATCAACCACGCCTGGGTCAGCTCTGAGAGCAAAACCCTGGGCAAGGTGAAGGCGCCCTGGCAGGACTGGGTACGGGCGGGGCTGATCACCTACGTCGAGGGGACGCCCATCACGGCCGCCATGCTGGCGGAGTACATCCGGGAGATGGGCAGGCGCTACGCCGTCAAGGCCCTGGCGGCCGACCACTTCCGCTGGACGGTGCTGTCGGAGGAGATGGCGAAGATCGGCTTTGACAGCCGGGACAAGCAGCGGGTCAAGCTGATCCGCCCCTCGGACATCATGCAGGCGGACACGGTGATCCAGCAGCTCTTCAACGAGGGCCTGCTCCACTGGGGGGACAACCCCATGCTGCGCTGGGCCGTCAACAATACGAAGCGGGTGCCCTCCTCCCGGAAGATCGGGAGCGACACCGGCAACTACTACTACGCGAAGATCGAGGCCAAGAGCCGGAAGACCGACCCCTTCATGGCCTTCGCCGCCTCGGTCTGCATCGAAAACAGGATAGGAACCGGAGCGACGGCAGCAGCGCCGCCCCCGGTTTTTGTTTTATAGCCGCATACGGCGGGCCAGTTTTAGATGAACGACGGGGAGCCGGGACGGAAGGTCCTGCGGTCCTGCAGGCAGGGTACGGCCGGCAGGGTCAAGCGGAGATCCGGGGGAGCGGGTGCAAGGCCCGCGTCCGCCCTGCGGCATATTACCCTACGGCAGAGGCCGGGGAGGTGAACAAATGGCATTTCTTTTTTTGACATCTTCAAGCGCCGGGAGATCTCCAACCGGACGGAGATCATCGAGCTGTGCAGCTGCCTGGACGCGGACGGCGTGGAGCTGCAGTTCCGGGAGGCCGCCTTCTGGACCTGTGTCAACCTGATCGCCAACGCCATCGGCAAGTGCGAGGTGAAGGAGTTCCGGAACGGCAAACAGCAGAAGGGGCCGGAGTGGTACCTGTGGAACGTCCAGCCGAACCGCAACCAGAACGCCAGCGCCTTCTGGCACAAGCTGGTGGCAAAGGCCTACGCCGAAGGGGAGACCCTGATCGTCAAGGAACCCTACGCCGACGGCATCGTGGTGGCGGACAGCTTCGACATCGACGACGAGCGGCCGGTCTACGCCTACAAGAACATCCAGGTTGGCAAGCGGAAGATCGACCGGCTGACGGAGGCCGAGGTGCTGTACATCCGGCCCAACTGGAAGAACATCGAGCCGCTGATCCGGAAGATGAGCGACAGCTTCCTGAAGCTGATGGCCTCCTCTATGCAGAACTACCTCTTCAACGGCGGCCAGCACTGGAAGGTCCATGTGGACCAGGTGCTGACGGCGGACGACGAATGGCGGGAGAACTTCACCAAGATGATGGAGAAGCAGATCAAGCCCTTCCTGAACTCCGCCAGCGCCATCCTGCCGGAAATGGACGGCTACACCTACACCCAGGTCAGCGGCAGCGGCTCCGGCTCCGTCAAGAGCGACGAGGTCCGCACCCTGATCGCCTCGGTCTGGGCCGAGACCAGCCGAGCCTTCCTGATCCCGTCGGCTCTGATCGCCGGCAATCAGCAGGACACCACCGTGGCGAACCGGCAATTCCTGACGGACGTGATCGACCCGCTGGCCAGGATGATCGAGCAGGAGGCCAACCGGAAGCGCTTCACCATGCAGGAGTACCTGAACGGCGACCGGCTGACGGTGGACACCTCCGCCATCATCCACTTCGACGTCTTCAGCAACGCCGCCAACGTGGAAAAGATCATCGGCAGCGGCCTGAAGTCCGTCAACGAGCTGCGGGCGCTGATCGGCGACAGCCCCATCGACGAGGAATGGGCCGACCGGCACTTTATGACCAAGAACATCGGCACCACCACCGAGGCGGAGGGAGGTGAAAACGCATGAACAACGCAAAAACCATCAAACCCGTCCAGATCCTCCGCCTCGATCAGAGCGCGGAGGTCTACATCTTCGGCGACATTGTGGCTTCCCAGTGGTTTGAGGACGAGACCAGCGCCGACAGCTTCCGGAAGGAGCTGCAGCAGCTGGCCTCTGACGGCGTGAACCACATCAACGTCCATGTGGACAGCTACGGCGGCTCCGTGAGCGCCGCCTGGGCCATCTACAACACCCTGAAGGACTTCCCCGGCACCGTGGACAGCTACGCGGACGGCTTCGTGGCCTCCGCGGCGGTCTATCCCTTCCTGGCGGGCAGGAACCGCCTGGCCAACCCCATGAGCGCCTTCTTCCTGCATCAGGCCTGGACCGTGGCCGACGGCAACGCCGACGAGCTGCGGAAGGCCGCCGACGACCTGGAGAAGTTCAACGCCATCGGCCTGGAGGCCTTTGCAGCGGCGGGCATGGACAAGGACCGGATCCTGGAGCTGGAGAAGCAGGAGACCTGGCTGAGCGCTTCCGAGGCGCTGGAGCTGGGCCTGGCCACTGAGGTCATCGACCGCAGCGAGGACGAGGACAGCACGCAGCAGTCCGTCCGCGGCATGATCCTGCAGGCCCTGGCCGAGCATGACCGCCAGAGGCGCGAGAAGGCCCCGGAAGAGGCCGAACCCGAGCAACGTGATCTTACTCCCGAACAGCCGGAAGGCGAGGGAGAGGATAAAGACAACCACCTGATGGCCTTTCTGACAAAGGCACACTGAACAAAGGAGTGAAAAAACAGATGAGAAATCTCAATGAACGCAACACCGACACCATCATCGCCGAAATGTCCCAGGCCATCAAGGCCGACGACAACGCGAAGTTCGTCCAGCTCATCGGCGAGCTGACGGACAACGTCCGCGAGGAGCTGAGCGCCGAGCAGAAGGCGCAGCTCGAAGCTCTCCAGACCGAGGCCGACAAGGCCGCGCTGGCCGCCCGGGGCAACAAGCCCATGACCTCCGCAGAGCAGAAGTACTTCACCGAGCTGGGCCAGGCCCTGGCCGCAAAGGACCCCAAGCAGGCCCTGGCCAACCTCAAGGAGGTCATGCCCGAGACCGTGGTCGACGAGGTCTTCGAGGATCTGCGGACCAATCACCCGCTGCTGTCCGCCATCAACTTCATTCCGACCGGCGCGAACTACAAGTTCATCTTCTCCGAGACCGGCGAGCTGAAGGCCGTCTGGGGCGAGCTGTGCGACGAGATCGTCCAGGAGATCCTGGCCGGATTCAAGGTCGCCCAGGGCAACCTGCTGAAGCTCTCCGCCTTCATGGTGGTCTGCAAGCAGGGCTTCGTCTTCGGGCCCAACTGGCTGAACCGCTACGTCCGCGAGGTGCTGTACGAGTCCATCGCCAACGGCCTGGAGGAGGGCATCGTCAACGGCGACGGCAACTCCGCTCCCATCGGCATGAGCCGCCAGGTCGGCCCCGGCACTACCGTCACCAACGGCGTCTACCCGCTGAAGGAGCTGGTCGCCGTGACGGACTTCGACATCGCCACCGTCGGCAAGCTGATCAAGCTGATCCGGAAGGACGACAACGGCAAGAAGCGGAAGATCCGCGACCTGATCCTGGTCTGCGACGAGGGCGACTACTACGACAAGGTCCTCCCCGCCGTGATGATGATGGGGCTGGACGGCGTCTACCGCAGCACCCTGCCCCACAACATCAAGATCATCCCCGTCACCAACGGCCTGAACGAGGGCGAGGCCATCTTCGGCCTGGGCTACCGCTACGCGGCGGCCGTGGGCCTGGAGAAGGAGGGCACCATCGAGAGCTCCGACCACGCCCGCTTCTTCCAGGACCAGCGGGCCTTCATCATCAAGGCCTTCGCCAACGGCTTCCCGAAGGACGGCCGCGCCTTCCTGCGTCTGGACATCTCCAAGCTGACGGCCGCCCACTATGTGGTGGTGAGCACTGAGGAGACCCCCGCCTCCAACGCCAACCTGACCGGCCTGAAGCTCGGGGCGCTGAGCCTGTCTCCCGCCTTCTCCGCCGCAACCACCAGCTACACCGCGGCCACCACCAACGCCAGCAACGCCGTGCAGGCGACGCCCGCCGACGCTGACGCCGAGATCGAGGTCAAGCTGAACGGCAACGAGATCCCCAACGGCTCCCCCGCAACCTGGGCCGCCGGCTCCAACACCCTGACCGTCAAGGTCATCGCCGCGGACGGCAGCACCAACAAGACCTACACCGTCACCGTCACCAAGTCCTGATCGAAGGGAGGGCGGCCAAATGAGTGAAGCAAGCGCGGCCCTGCTGGCCGCCGTGAAAAACTACCTCCAGATCAGCTGGACCGACACGGACACCGACACCCGGATCGGCGAACTGATCGACGCCGGGAAAGCATACCTGTGCAGCAAGATGGGGGAGGAAAACCGGGGCCAATTTGACGCCCCCGGCTTCCCCCGGACTCTGCTCTTTGAGTACGTCCGGTACGCCAGAGACGGCGCCCTGGACGTATTCGAGAACAACTACCGGGCCATGATCCTGGCCATGGGCCACGAGAGGATGGTGAACGCCTATGCCATATCAGAGGAAAGCACCGTTTAGGCCGAGGACGGCCACGGAGATCTCCCAGGCCTTCAACGACGGCGTGGTGACCATCTACGACGTCCGGGACGAGGCCGTCATGGGCTTCATGCCGTCGCCGGTCTACCAGGTCAAGACCACCCTGGCCTACCAGGAGCGGAAGCTGGGGATCAAGCGCTACTACGACGCCCGGCAGAACCAGGTCCGGGTGGA